GTACTCTGACTGTTCTATTTGCTGGTAATTTGAAGTTATTCAAACTTGATGGTTCTAATGCTGTTACTGAATTGACCTATGGTGGTGGTGGTTCTGCTCCTACTATTACTGCTAACAACTGGCAATGTGCATCATTGAATGGCATTACTTATTTCTTTCAGTCTGGTCATAATGCGTTGATTTATGATCCTGCTGTATCAACCACTACATATCGTAGAGTTTCTGAGAAAACAGGTTATGTAGCTACTGTTCCTGATGCAAACAATGTTATCTCTGCCTATGGTCGTTTATGGGCTGCTACAACCACTTCAAACAATGCAACTGTCTACTTCAGCGACTTAATCTCTGGTCATGTATGGGCAACTGGTACTGCTGGTAGTCTGAACGTCAATAATGTTTGGCCTAATGGTGCTGATGAGATTACTGGTTTAGCGGCACACAATGGATTTTTGTTTATCTTTGGTAAACGTCAGATTTTGATTTATTCTGGTGCAACTGCACCATCAACCATGACTCTTAGCGACACTGTTGAGGGTATTGGTTGCATTGCTAGAGATAGTATTCAAACAACAAGCACAGACGTTATCTTCTTGTCAAACAGTGGCATTCGGTCATTGATGAGAACAATTCAAGAGAAGTCAGCACCAGAACGTGACTTGTCTAAGAATGTACGCAATGACTTAATGACTAAGATGCTAAGTGAAGATTTGGCAACTGTTAAATCTGTTTATTCAGAACGCAATGCTTTTTATCTGATTACAGCACCTACTACACAGCAAGTCTATTGTTTCGATACTAAGGCGGCGTTACCAGATGGTTCATTCAGGGCAACAATTTGGGATTCAATATTGCCTAAGTCGTTTTGCTCTAGACGCAATGGAGATTTGTTGATTGGTAAAACTGGTTATATTGGTAAATATGGTAATTTCTTAGATGACTCATCTACATACCAGTGGGCTTATTACACAAACCATGCTGACCTTGGAAACCCATCACAAACATCTATTGTCAAGCGTATCAGTGCTGTGGTAATTGGCGGTAGTAACCAATATCTCACTATCAAATGGGGATATGACTTCCTGACAAACTATCAGTCACAAAACATGATTATTCCTGCTCAAGGTGTTTCTGAGTATGGAGCTGCTGAATATGGTGCAAATGCAACTATAGTGGCTTATTATGCTCAAGGTGTTGCACTGCAAAATTTAATTGCAAATGCGTCAGGTTCTGGGAAAATTGTCCAAACTGGATATGAAACAATTATCAATGGCTCACAATTATCAATTCAAAAGATTGAGATTCAAGCTAAAGAGGGAAGATTGGCTTAAAGGATTACTATGACAAATTACACAAAATCAACCAATTTCGCAACTAAAGACACACTTACATCTGGTGATCCTTTAAAGATTGTCAAGGGTACTGAAATCAATACTGAGTTTGACAATATCTCTACTGCTATTGCAACTAAGTCAGATACTGCATCACCTACTTTTACAGGTACAGTGACAATTCCAATATTGTCGTATGCAGGAACAACACTATCTGCCGCAGTAACTGGTACAGGCAAGATGGTCTTAGACACTAGCCCAACATTAGTAACGCCAGCTTTAGGAACTCCTGCAAGTGGTGTTTTGACAAATTGCACAGGGGTTCAATACAACGGCTTCAAGAACCGCATCATCAATGGTGGAATGGCTGTCGATCAACGCAACGCTGGCGCATCTCAAACCATTACAGCGGCATCGGCATTGGCTTACACCGTAGATAGATGGTATGCCTATTGCACTGGCGCAAACGTAACAGGTCAACAAATTACGGGGGCTTACACATCATCGCAATATCGTTATCAATTCACAGGTGCTGCATCAGTAACTGCTATTGGATTTGGTCAACGCATTGAAGCTAAAAACTGTTTTGACTTGGCAAATACTACAGCCACTTTGTCTTGCTACATTTCTAACTCATTGTTAACCACAGTGACATGGACTGCTTATTATGCCAATACAGCAGATACGTTTGGTTCATTAGCAAGCCCTACGGTTACTTCAATTGCTACAGGAACATTTACTGTATCTAGCACTAGAACACAGTACATTGCCAGCATTTCTATTCCAAGCGCAGCTACAACAGGTATTCAAATTGTGTTTACGGTTGGCGCACAAATATCAGGAACATGGGTAATAGATAGCGTACAGCTAGAAAAAGGCTCAACAGCAACTAGCTTTGATTACCGACCTTATGGTACTGAGTTGGCTTTGTGTCAGAGGTATTTTGAAAAATCATACGATATTGGAACTGTTGCTGGGACATCTACACTTACTGGAAGTTTTGCTGGAGGTATTTTTGGTGCTACTGGTGGAACAAATCCAGTTGTAACTGTGTTTTATAAAGTACCAAAACGAACAGCACCAACGCCAACAATTTATGCTACTGATGGAACTGCTGGAAAACTGGCAAATACTACAACTCCTGTGGGTTCTCAAACAACTGCAAGTTTACAAAATGCTGGTGAAAATTCTTTTGTAATGTCAAATACAGCAATTTCTTGTGTCGTAATTGCTGGTCATTACACATCTTCTGCGGAGTTATAAATGGAAATTACATATAAACAAATCAAGTCGTTTGATGGTGTTGTTTCTGAATCGTTTGTTCAACGATTACCTGATACAGCTTTTATACATTTGAACGCCCCAGATAATATAGATTCTCAAGCCTACCTTGCTTGGCTTGCAGAGGGTAATCAACCATTACCAGCGGATGAAATTTGAAGATTCCAGTAATCTATAACAATGATTACATTGTATTTTTAGAAAATGATTTTGGGTTCACTTTTATTCATTGTGAATGTAAAAAGTGGACAAAGGAAGTGAAAAAGAATTTGTTAGATGATTTTGAAAAGTTGTTTGAGATACATAGAAGTGAAATTTATGCAATACATGAGATAGATGATGTAAAGCATAAAAAGTTTCTAGGTATTTTTGGATTTGAGTATCTGAAAGATTTTGTTGGTTCAGATGAAAAACAAAGACAAATATTTGTCAGGAGAATATAAATGGGACTAGAAGCAGCATTAATTGGTGGAGGATTAGGTCTGATTGGCAGTTCAATGCAATCAGGCGATACTCAAGGTGCAGCTAACACCTCTGCGGAAGCTCAACGCTATGCGGCACAAAAAGCGGCTGAAGCGGCTAGATTTCGTCCTGTTGGCGTAACAAGTCGTTACGGCACTTCTAACTTCCAGTTTGACCCTAGCGGTTATCTGTCTGGTGCTGGATACACTGTCAGTCCTGAATTGCAAGCCTATCAGAACCGATTACAGGGTCTTACGGGTCGTGCTTTAACTCAGGCTGAACAAGCACAACAGCAATATGCACCACTTCAACAAAGGGCTACAGGGCTGTTTAATCTTGGTCAACAATACCTTGCACAGAGTCCTCAACAAGTTGCTGCTCAATATATGCAACAACAACAGGATTTGCTTGCCCCTAGTCGTGAAAGACAGATGGCGCAGTTGCAAAACCAGTTATATCAAACAGGTCGTAGTGGATTGTCTGTAGGTGCTACAGGTGCTAGACCAGGTGGTGCGGCTGGTTTGGGTGCAACTACTCCTGAGTTAGAGGCTTACTACAACGCATTGGCACAACAAGATGCTCAGTTAGCGGCACAGTCTCAACAGGCTGGTCAACAGAATGTAGCATTTGGCACAGGATTGTTGGGTCAAGGTGCTGGTTTACTTGGTCAGTATCAAGCTGGTCAGGTTGGTGCATTGAGTCCATTTAGTGCTTATTTAGGTGCTGGTTCTACCATTGAGTCTCTTGGACAACAACCATTAGATATTGGCGCACAGTTAGGTGGTAAATCTGCCACTGCTGGTGGCAATGTTGGTCAATCATTGTTGCAAGGTGGACTAGCATCTGCTAGAACCCAACAAGCAGGTGCTTCTGGTAGTGGATTAGGTTCATTCTTAACGGGCTTAGGTGGAAATCAACAGTTCACTCAAGGTTTGCAAAATGTATATGGTAATTTTCAGTTAAATAGAAACTTGCAAAATGCTATTCCACAAGGTACTGCATTTAATTCAATGAGTAGTAGTGATTTAGATGCTTTAATTAACGGCACAGCTTTTGGTTATTAAGGAATCATCATGGCAGACATTGCAGGACTTTTCACAACACCCGATCAGTACCAACTTGCACAACAGCAAGCACAACAAGCGCAAGCATTGCAATATGCTCAACTTGATCCAAGGGCGCAAGCACAGTATGGGTTCTATCGTGGAGGACAGCAATTAGGTAATGCCATTGGCGGTGCTTTAGGTGGTGTTGACCCACAATTAAAGTTAATTTCTCAACGTCAAGCATTATCAAAAAATGTTGACCCTAATGATCCTCAATCATTGATTTCTGCTGCTCAACAAGCTGCTCAAGGTGGTGATATGCAATTTGCTACTGTTTTAGCTGATCGTGCTAAGGCAATTCAAGAGTCAATGACAAAGCAAATGCAAGAACGAGCAACAGCATCTAAGAGTTTTGCTGAAGCAGGGAAAATTAGCACTGAACAACAAAGAACTCAAAATATTACTCAAGAATTGATGAATACCTATAACTTGAGTGAAGCTGAAGCTCAAGCAATTGCAACAAATCCTGATTTGGTTAAATCTTACTACACACCTAAATCTGCACAAGCCCTCAAATTAATTGAATCAGGAAAATATACACCTGAAAGCATAACTAAATGGCAATCAGGTAAAGGTGAACTTGAGATTATTGATAAACACGTTAAACCAACATCTGATTTCATTACAAAAGCTGTTGATCTTGGATTTGGAGAAAAAACAAAAATTGGTGATTATTCTCAACCACAAGTTTCAACAATCAATAAATCTTTATTTGATGACCAAATTAAATTAGCTGCTGCTAAGGCTATGAATGTGCGTGTTGGTGTTGATGTAAAAGCTCAAGAAGCTGGTGCAACAGAAAGTGCAAGACTTGATGCAAAACGTCTTGATGAAGCTCGTACAGCCGCTGCAAAAGCACAAGATCAAAAACAAATATTGGCTACTATGCAACAAGCATTGCCAAACATTGTTTCTGGAACTGGTGCTCAGGCAAGAACAGGTTTTTTGAATTTGTTACAAACTGCTGGTCTTGCAACACCTGAAGATCAAAACAAATTAGCAAGTTCTGAATTATTTAATTCTCTTGCTGGTGAGCGTGTTTTGTCATTTATTAAAACGCTTGGAACTAATCCAACAGATACAGATAGAGAATTTGCTAGAACTATTGGCCCTGCTCTTGAGAAAGGCACAAAGAGCAATAAAGATATTATTGATTATTTGTCTAAACGAGCAGATTCAATCATAAACAATGCTTCTTCAATGGAAAGTCATTATTATGAAAATAAATATAGTTTGCGTGGATTTAAACCTAGTAGTGATGTAATTCCAGTTGCTACACCATCTCAAAGTGGTTGGTCAATCAAGAAAAAACCGTAAGGAGCAATCATGGCAACATTTACAGTAACTAGTCCAGATGGTAAAGATTACGAAATCACTGCTCCTGATGGGGCGACAGAAGAGCAAGTATTGAGATATGCTCAAGAAAATTTTTCTGTTGCTGCAAAACCAACTCCAATTGAAAAACCTACTACAACAGGACAAGAACTTGGCAGGCAAGTTGGATTAACTGGTCGTGCAATTGTTCAAGGTTTATCTGCTCCTGTAACTGCAGCTACAGATTTTTTAAGTGGTGCTTACAATGTAGGAGCAAACTTACTTGGTTCTGAGAGCAGAATGCCTTATCTGTCTCAAGAACAAGCAAAAGGATTAACTCAACTAGGTGTTCCTGAACCAAAGAATTTGCTTGAGCGTTCTGTTCAGGCTGGTACACAATCAATGGTTGGTACTGCTGGAACTGCTTTTCCTAAAACTGTTTTAGGTGCTAATCTTGCTCAACAAATACCTGCGTCTGGTGCTGCTGGTCTTGTTGCAGAGCCAACTGCTGCCGCTGTAAAAGGCTACATGGGAGATATAACAGGAAGCGATTTAGCTGCAACTATTGCAAGTTTAGGCGTTGGGACAATAGTAGGTGCTTCCGCAGGAAAGACTTCAGCAGCATTAGCTGAGGGTAAAACACCTTTGGTTACCATGCAAGATATTCAACAAAGAGCATCTAGAGCCTATACAAAAGTTTCAAACCTTGGAATTGATTTAACTCCACAAACTGCAACAAAAATTGTTGATGATGTAAAAGTAAATTTAGATAATGCTAGATTTTTACCTGAAAATGCGCCATCTATTCAAACAGTATTGAATAAATACGATAGTGTTTTGTCAAAAGGAAAAGTATCTTTTGAAGACTTAGATCAAATGCGACAACTTGCAAATGATCTAAAAGGAGATAAAGATATGAATGTCCGTAGATTGGCTGGTGTAATGGTCAATTCAATTGACGATCAGGTTGCCAAACTTTCCCCTAAAGATGTTTCTGCTGGCTCAGGTGGTGTAGATGAGGCAGTTAAAACCATTATGGAGGCTCGCAAAGATTGGAGAAATCTAAGTAGAGCATCTACTATTGAAAACATTATTAATACTGCTGAAATTCGTGCTGCAAATCCAAATTTATCTGAGGGTGAATTGATTAGACAAGGATTTATCAATCTTGCTGCAAATAAAAACAAAATGAATTTGTTTACACAAGATGAGCAAAATGCGATTAAGGCGGTGACCAAGGGTGGTTATGTAGATTCAATATTGTCTTTTATTTCTAAGTTTGACCCGACAAGACGAAATGTTCTTGGTGCTGGTGCTGCTGTTGGGGCAACTATGAAACCAGAAGTTGGTATTCCAATCATGGCGGCTGGTGTTGGTGCTGAACAAATGCAAAATTTATTACGTTCTAGGGCAGCTCAAAAAGTACAAAGTGGATTATTGACAGGAACAATTCAGCCGCAAACTTCATCTTATGGATGGCGAGGACTTTTATCTTCTGCGCTTAATACTCCTCAATAAGGACACAAAATTGATCCTATCTCCCTCTTGTTTGCCGCCAATGCTTGTGTTGCAGCAATCAAAGAGGGTTGCGAGCTTTACAAGCAGGTCAAGACTTCCTTTATGGAAGTTAAATCGACAGTTGAAGAAGCGGTTGGGATTGGACAAGAAGCATACGGGTTTTGGCGGCAACTTGCAGGATTCTTTAACAAGAATCCCAAGCCATCCACCAAGCCTGTGGAAAAAAAGAAAGAAAAGTATGTTCGAGTTGATGAAACTCAAGTCAAGGTC